TCTCTTAGCACGATTAATGGGAACTCCCATTTTCTCAAGACCACTTTGAATCTTTTTAGTTCCTTTATCAAGGAATTCTGCTGCCTTCTCACCAAATCCTTCTTCTACAGACTCAGACTCTTCTTCTTCCTTTTCTTTCTTAGAGTGCTTAGACTTCTTCTCACCTTCTTCCTCTTCATGCTTAGAATCATCTTCCATTTCAGGTTTTTCCTTTTTTTCATAAATGGAAGCATATGCTTCTTGAAGAGTAAGGTATTTTTTGCTAGTCATCTTTCAAGTGCTTTTTAGTTATTTATTTTATTTGAGTTTTGTATTATAACTCTTTCCACGCCAAGTAAAAGTAGACTTACCAGCACCTCTAGCAGAAGCAAATGCTCTATCGAAAGAAGCAGCGGAGTCCCTTCTTCTTTGTGCATTTGCCTTAGCAGTCTCTTGTTTGGCAGCATTAGCAGATGCAGATCTTTCTCCAGTTGGTTCTGGTGCAGAAGGAGCGGTTGTTTCTACCTTTTGTTGTGCAAGTTTCTGTGCCTTTTGATCTGCAGTAGGAGTAGATGGTTTATCGCCACCTGCACCTGTCAACTTATTTAACCCATACCCTGCAGCACTAACCAAAGCACCTTTAACAGCATTTTTTATAAAAGTCCTTGGATTCAGTGATAATTTAACTTTTGGTTTTGGTTTTGGAGCATTCAAAGCATTTCTTGCTTTGATACCAGCATCAGCAGGTGGTCTAAGTTTATCATAAGCAGTTGGTGGTTTTGCTGGACCCCACTGCCTTGGTTTATCAGATCCCCACTCTGGTCTTGGTGCCTGACCAAGTTCTTTAGAAGTAGGGACACTTCTACTTCCTAACATACCTTGAGTCTGGTTAGGAGTGGCAATAGGTCTTGCTGGTGGAAGTGCTTTTTGTGTTGGTAATGGACTAGATGGAGGTTTAGGAAGTCCTTTTTGTGGTTCTGGTTTCTTTGGAAACATGTTCCAAGGATTGAAGAAGTTTTTCCTCAGGTCTATCGAAGGAAGTCCTGCCATTCCAGCAACGAAGCGAGCACCAGCTTCGATTGGATTCATTCCTTGCTCGGCACAATAAACCATAATTTTACTGGCGTTTTCTGCAGACCAACCTTGGTCTTCAGTCAAAACCGAAAATACTTCGTCGAACCTATCCATCTACCCAAACACTTTTTAGATATTTATTAAAAAAGAAGCGTCCCCTTGTTGGAGACGCTTCTTGAGTGCTTGGCGACGTGCCTTTGCTTGTCGGAGTGCTTGCGGTTTCAGTTTCCGCTTCTGCTCCTTCTTTGAGTGGTGGTAGCGGTTGGGGACTTGCATTGCTCTTATGTCTATGGAGACACTTTACGGGAAAAACCTTTGATTTTGTCGAACTTTATGACACTTTCGAATTTGTCATGCAGGTCTGACTTATGAGAGATGACGAAGATATTAGCGTCTTTAATGACGTAACGGATAATCTTAAGGAACTCATCGGTGCCGAAACCATCAAGGGAGGAATCAAATACCTCATCCATAATCAGCAGGTTTGTATTAGCGGAGTTTTTGACTCTCGCTACTTCTCTCCAAGTGAAAAGTAGGGATAGGTCGATTCTCATTTTCTCACCCTCGCTAAAAGAAGAATATGAAAAATCTTCGTGAATGGGTGACTTTACTGATTCGTTAAACTCTTCATCAAGTTGGAAGTTAATATAAAACTCCATCATCTGAAGGTAACGATTCACCTGCTGATTTATGAACGGAAGATACTTCTTAATGATCTTCGTCTTTACACCATCGTCCTTAAGTAAGGAATAGGCAAAATCGTGATAAACGATTTCTTGTTTTTTGTCTGAAAGGTCTTCTATTGTCTTTTGGAGATTTTCTCTAAACTCCTCTAGCTTCTCATGTTCAGAATTTCGGTTTGCAAGGTTCTCGGTAATAGTTTGAATTTCATGCTCAAGATCTCTGATTTGTCTCTGGTTGAGGCTAATCCGAGTATTGTTTTGAGAAATGCCATGCGTTAAGTTTGTGATCTCCTGGGAAAGGTCGGTGAATTGACGCTCTCTTTCCTGTTCGAACTTGATAGTGTTTTCGAGTTCTTCGTAACCTTCTTTGAGTTCCTTTGCCTTATTTTGAGCGTCTGTAATTCTATTTAACCGAAACTCTTCCTCAATACTCTGGGTGCAGGTAGGACAAACCGTATTCTCACTGAAAAACTTATGTTCTTTGGTAATTGTGCTTACCTTTTGAGATATCTTGCCCCTGAGATTGTTAAGCTTTACTAACTTCTTACCAACATCAGTAAGTTGCTGTTGCTCTTCAGTAAGTTTCTCTACTTGCTCATTGGTCTTATCATTCTCTACCATATAAATGCCAACTTCCTTATCAAGGTTGGTAATCTTTTCTCTGTTGGCATTGATATTGGCATTACCACGATTCTCAAGTTCTTCGATGAAGTCTTTCTGCATCTTCATCTTGTCCTTGAGAGTTTCCTTCTTCAAATCAAGAGATTTGACTTGTGTCTTCTTGTCTTTGATATTATCCTTGAGGATATTATTCATCGCAGAGAAGATACGAATATCCAGAAGGTCTTCAATAACCTCACGGCGGTTAGAAGAAGTCAACTGCATAAACGGCACAAAAGTGCTGCTACCCAGAATCACAATCTGAGTAAAGGACTTGTAATTAAGTTTGAGGATATTCTCTTCCAGAATACGTTGCATCGCACGGTCATCTGCTTCACGATGAAGAGGTGTTCCGTTGACTACAATGTCAAATATATTCGGTTTGATACCACGACGCACAAGATACTGGCGAGTATTGATAGAAAACTCAATCTCAACCACACACTCACGCTCGTTAGTAGTATTCACCAACTGAGGTTTATTAATCTTGCGATATGGTTTATTAAACAGTGCGAAGGTAAGTGCATCAAGAATAGTGGACTTACCTGCACCATTAGTGCCAACGACAAGGTTAGTTCTATGCTGGTTTAACTCTACTTCAGTGAATTGGTTGCCAGTAGATAGAAAGTTTTTCCATCTAATCTTTTGAAAGGTAATCATTCAATTTAGGGGGGATAACGATGTCGTTTGGTTTCACTACTGCGTATCGATAATTATACATCTTACAGGTCCTAATAGCAAGTGCTCCGTCAACTTCTATAACTTCCATTTCTGTATCATCTTCATCCTCCTCAAGCATCATTGCATAACGGGTTGCATCGTCTTCTTCCTCAAAAAGAACCAGGACCTTTTCTCCCATTTTATTTTGGAGAGCATATGCTCCGTCGTCCTTTCTGTCTTTAAGAGTGAGAAGAAACATTACTCAACCTCGCACGCCTGTGAATATATTTTCTGCAGAATGCCCTTTACGATAGACTTATCACATTCCATTTCTGCTTCATCAATATATCTATTCAGGATAGAAATTGTGTTTTCGCTTTCCTCAACCTCAAAGTCTTCTCCTGCTTGGATATCAAAGTTCTCAACGATCTTGAGTTCTTGGATACCAGCAGAATAAAGTTTATCAATGAACTTCTCAAAGTCTTTTGGACTGGTTTTCTTCTTGACGATGACTTTTACAATCTTACCCTGATACTCACGGGCATCAAAGAGTTTGTAGTTGTTGTCTTCGTAGTAGATGTTGTAGAAGATACGATAAGGATTATTGATTGGAGTATGCTCCATCGTTTCCGTATCGAAGATGTGAAAACCACGAGGGTCATTCACATCATTCCAAAACATCTCATAGGGGTTACCTAGATAGAAGATTTTTCCGTTGTCCGATCGAGTGTGATAGTGTCCCGAGAAGACAGTTTGGAACTTCTCAAATAGTTCGCAGTCCATACCGTCTTCCATGACGTGCCCGCGATGAGCTCTGAATCCGTTGAGTTCAAGGTGCCCCATCGCACATACGCTACGTGAAGCTTTAACAGATGAGACAGTACTTTCAAAATTTTCATTATTGATCCAAGGAATAAAAAGTGTATTTAAGTTACCGAGTTTGACTTCTGTTACCTCAGGATAGACGATAACATTGTCGTATTGTTTGAGAAGAAGACCAACGGAGTTGACTTGGTTGGTATTCTTGTAGTAGGCGGTGTGGTTTCCAACGATAGTATGGACCGTGATACCCATCTGGTGTAGACGGTCATAATAGTTTTCTTTCGCCCACTCCAGTGCCCAAAGGTCAATAGACCTTCGGTTATCGAAGGTATCTCCCATATCTACAACAACCTTAATGTTGTGCTCCTCAAGATATGGGAAGAAGATATCGTCGTAAAATCTTTTAAAGTGGTCGTGAAGGAATTTCGAAGACTTACGGGCACCGAAGTGCTGATCCGTGATAATGGCAACCTTCATCGATTCTTGTAAGTGATAGCGTCCTTAATACTATTATAGTCTGAACTATGCCCAGAAAGCAAGCTATCGTCAACCATCATAACCTCATCGAAACCAGTACGTTCGATAATCTTGGTTTTGATTTCCAGTTGCTTTTTCTCCTTCTGAATGCGTCTCAGGAAGGCGTAGTGAATAATCTGAGTAAAGTATGCGAATGGATTCTTGGACTTCTCTGGGTCAAAGTTATGGATATACTGGACGCAGTTTTCAATGCCATCAGAAATCATATCGTCCCTAAACATATAATTCACAAAGTTGGGCTTATATGATAGGTGCGTAGCAATCTTCAGGAAGCAATCTCCAAGATAGTTTGGAATGGGTGGTTTACCTTCCCATCGTTTTGCTCGGTCTTCCCTAGTGGGTTCTCTACCGTTGATCTCAAAGAAACTTTTTTCTACCTTGGAACGATAGACAATAAGTGCTTCTAGAAGTTCCTTGTTGTTGACGTAATGCTCTGATTTCTTTCTGGACATAACATTGTAGTAATCAATAAACTTTCGTTATGTATATTATACCATACTTTGTGGGCTTGACAACACCTTGAAATGTGTGTAGACTACCTTTGTCCGGGTTGAAGAGTGAGATCTAGCTTTCTTTATTATCTTTAAGTTTATAAAGGTTCTCTAGCATCTCTCTTGCTTCTTCTACCGTAGAAACATAACCCATCTTATTAGTTATCTTTGTTTGATGACTAGATGGATTACTGAATTCTTCAGTAGAGTC